ATTAGTTTTCTTTGAATCTTGTATTCATTCTCGGTCAAGAAGATGTCCTCGCGCGACTGGCACCTTTTGCAGTACATCGTAAGGTTAACATTCTTTCCGGCCGTAGCTTTGGCATCGCCGGCCGGCAACCAATAACATTCATTAAGTCGCCCGCGACAGCGCGCTCGTTGCTGGCGTTCGTCCAGCAAGTGATTAAAGTTCATTTATACCTCTCTTAAATTGTGCAAGTATCATTTGTGCAGAACTTACTTCCGCTGCCACCCTCTTCGTCATCAAAGCGGTGGATAGGTTTCAAGACCGCCACGCGCTCTTGGTATTGCTCTTGAGTAATAGGCTCATAAGGAGCTTGCTCGTAACCAGTCTCCTCATATTTGAGGAATGAAACCGCCTTCAAGCGTGTCTCATACATTTCAAGCGCACTCTTTAGTTGCGAAGCTTCATCAGAGTTAAACGTCACAGTCACTGATACTGAGTTGTCTGCCCAATAATGTTGGTACTGGGCTGCAATTTCTAGCTGTTCCCAAATAGATACATCCTTCTTTCCTTTGTGATAGTACGGCTCCCTGACTGGAAACTCAACGCAAACAGTATTAGGGGAGTACTTGTCATCTTCAATAGTATATCCTGCGGCACGCAAAGTGTCAAGGAGTTTTGAATCTTTCGCAAATCGAATCCGACGAATATAGTATTCGTTCTCGGGGAAATGGATACCGGGTGTGGAACCATTGAGAAGTGAAACAGTGCCGGAGGGCTTAATCGAAGTTGTGCGCACAGACTTTGGAATGCAAAGCCAGTTAGAATATTCCTCGTCTAACGACTGAACATATTCATAGGCTCGGTCGCACCACTGGTACACCTCACGGCGCCCAAACTTATTGAATGCCTGCACAACCCCCGACTGGGACAGGCCAATACGACGGTTCTTGAGCATCTTTGCATTGGTCTCCGGCCAGTGAGTGTTGGAAAGCGTAATGGTCTTCCCATACAAATAGGCAATCTTTAGGGTCCTCTGGTAGTCTTCATAGTCGTCGTGCTTGGCGGGAAAGGTTTCTACCAAGCAACACAACTCAGCATCTTCAAGCTGCTGCTCAACGCACGGATTGAATCCGGCAACATTTACATCATCATATCTCTCGGGATCCTTAAAGCGCCCCCTTGTGCGTGCGTTGTTGAGCCAGATGTAGCCGGGCTCTCCATTGTTCTTGCTCTGTTCAGCATGCCACTCATAGTCCATGCCTACCGCTGCATTAAAAGAGTTGTTGGAACCCCAGCGGTGATGATAAAGCTTCTCTTGGTCGTTCTTCATCTCAAGGTACTGCCGATCATCGCGATGACCCATGGCCAGTGCGGCTGAACGACGGACGTTCCCTGCAACAACGCAGCGTCCAATAAGGTTTTCGGTATCCACAATGTCTACCGATGTAATAGGCTCTCCCAGCTTGTTAGAATACAACTCAGTAAGATTTTGATGTAACTCTTTAAGGGGACCTGCGCCGCTCGATGTGCCTCCAAAGCCCTTGATGAGCGCGCCTTCGGGCCGGATGGCCGAGTAATCAAACTTTGGCACCTTCGCTCCAAAGAAGAAGCCATCCAATAGCATATGCACAGAGTCCACCCAACCTTCACGGGAGTCATCAATAACCAAAGTATCATTAGTATACTGCGGCTCTCGAATGGTGATAGTGCCGGCGCCTTCGGTGTCAAACCCAACGCCAATGCCGACCATCAAGGCGTCCATCATCCACGCAAACAAGTATCCACCCTTAGTCGACAGATCCTTTGTGGAGCGAAACGCACAATTAAAGAGTCCCGCTGCAGTCCTCTCTTCGATAAACTTTGTGCCCATCATCCAGAGGCCGCGACCGGGAGGAGTCCACTTGAGATTAAATAATCGATCATATGCATCCTTTGCTGTGGCTTGTGCCTTGGAATCAATCCACTCCAACCCTAGAAGGAACACGTGTTGCTTTTGCATGTTGAACATGCCTTCGATAACGCGGCGGCATGTCTGCCACCACTCTTCAGAACCAGTAGCTTCTGGATCGAATTCATTTAGGCGGCGAGAATAAGTTCGCTTGAACGTGACATAGCCCAGTGGCCCCCATGGAACCTCGGCAGTCTTATATGGTTCGATAAATGTATCGGACAGTCTGAATCGGCGAATGTTTTGTATTGTTCTCATAAAGCTTTTTATCTCCCTTTCTTTCTAAGCTTGGTGTATTTCTGTTTTAATAGATCCCTCTGCATTGATGCATCTAAGGTTACCGGATTGAGGGGAACCTTGCCGTTTTGCATATGGGGATTGTTCGGTGGCAATATCTTAATGTTGACATTTGATGTGTCCATATGAATGGGGTAAACAATGCCATCTGGCCCATTTCTATTCTTAGCGATGAAGATCTTTCCTAGATTCTTCTGCTTGTCTTCGATAGTTCGCGAGACTGAGAAAATAAAGTCAGCCACAAAGCACTTGTTGAATGCTTCGGAAATCTGCTCCATTGTGATGACCTCTGCGTTGAGTCCAGAGCGATTGGTTTGCGAAGCGGTCCAAATAGGACACTGAAACTCGGTTGAAATAGCACGCAACTCTTCATAAATCGATTCAAGTTCGTTCCTTTTCTCTTTCCTAACTGTAACCGGACGCAAGAGATCTCCATAGTCTACGATGATCGTACCGGGCTTGATCCCCCTCTTCACGAGGCGCGCAAGGTGCGAACGAATTGTATTCGTCGACGCAGACTTGGTTGGGTATTCTTTAATAATTAGAGAGCCATCGAGGTTCTTGACCTCCTCGTACACTTCGTCTTTAAAATTAATAATATCAGACAGAGGATAGCCTGTCAAACAGGAATCATAACGATTTGCAATGACTGTATCCTGCAATTCTAATGTGTAATGGACAACTGTCTTGCCCTCTTTCAAGGCTTCGGTGCCAAGGTGTACAAGCACCATTGATTTGCCTGCTCCCGTGGGGGCTATAACAACACCAAGTTCACTCTTGCCCAATCCACCGCCACTAATCTTATCTATGTCTGACCAGCCGGTGCTAACAGGATTTCGATGCTTGGGGAGAAACCTCTCTTCAAAATCTGCGAGGTAATCATAACCAAAGTTGTTCTCAGACCCAAGCTTGAGGGCTTCATTAATAACACTGGAGATCTCATCAAAGGAGCAATTCTGCAGCAACCCGACTGACTTCAACATCGCCTCTTTCAACTTTTGCTTTCTGCAGAAATCTAGCGATTGTTCCTTGATATACTCAATGTCATTTAGTTCTCGATTGTGAATCCGATGGAAGTATTCACGAAGCTGCTTCTGAACTACTTCGTCTTCATGACCGATGTCCGTCTGGACAATGGTCATCATGGCTTCAACCGACGGATGCTTATTGTACTTTGCCCGATACGTTACAATCTTGTGAACAAACACCCGCAGGTATTGTAAGTCTAAGAAATTAATGTCCAACACTTCAGTGATCTGGTCGGCAAAAGGCCGATCCTCAAAGATCAGCTGTACCAATCCTTCTTGAAATGCTTTTCCGTATCTACTAAAATTGACGCTCTCCGCCGTTGCTAACATATTTGCCCCTCTCGTGTTTATATTATAACATCCCTGTACAGAATGTCAAGTCTCTTGTGTGCAGCTATAGGTAATTCGATTCAAATTAGTGCGCAAGTCTTCCCAGTTTAACTCTCCGAATCCATCTTCTCTCATCATACGAATGATCTCAGTTTTATTAAAGGTACATTCAAAGTTCTCTATCGCGTTTTTTACAACCATCTTAGATTGAATTGACATCTGGGGTGCGTACAACTGCATCATTTTATAATTATGCTCGACGATTTCCTTTCCCTCAACAATGTTGGAAAAGAACTTTAATTTGCTGTTTGTCTTCTCGCAGAAATCTATAACTTCTTGGATTGTATAGGTTTTTTCGGCGGACAAAAAATTGAGTCTTTTTGCAACCGTAGCAAAGCCAGCGCCTCGGATTCCCGGCAGGTTATCTGAAGCATCTCCAATTATAGCACGTGCTAGCGCCATATTCGTCGGATGCACACCAGTCTGTTCTACGATCCTCTGCTTGTTCAAGATCTCCTTTTTGGTGGGACGATAAAGAACTGTCTCGTCGTCACACAACTGCATAAAGTCTTTATCATTAGAGACAATAATCTTCTGCCAGCCCTTGTAATACTCCATCTGGGTGAGATAAGCGATCACATCGTCAGCTTCAATCTCTGGAATGATAGTCTGCACAATGGGCATCTGATTGAGATATTCCATAATGCGACCCTGTTGCCACACCTTGTTTTCTGACTCTTCAAGTTCTGAAAGATTGTGGAACGCTCGGTTAAGTCGTAATGGTTTTCGACCTTCCTTATAGCCCTTGTCCATAATCTTACGTTTGGCTGAGCCGTTAGGGCCGTCCCAACAAACGACAATCTCATCAGGGTTGGCTTCTCTAACGTGTTTCTGGAGGATCTTAATAAATCCCTTGATTCCCCCAATAGGTTGTCCGTTGGACGACAGCGAGGGGTCTACGATGTAGGCCCTCAAGTATGCGTTCAGTGCATCAAAAATTAATACTCTTTTCATTTAAGCAGCTTTCTCCTTTGTAATTTCGCGATAGCGTAATAGTGCAAGCTCTTTGTGCTTGGCTTCGATCATAACGTCAAGGTCGTGACCGTAATCGTCGAACGGATTACGAATCATATCTGAGTGTGCTTGAGGTTTGATCTTGGGGTTATTGTGCTCAATAGAGCGTGACTCTGCGTAGTGTACAACTGGCTTGATGTCACCCCATGTAGACAGAGCAAGCTCAAGTGCTTCTTGTTCGGACTGACCGCCGGGGTGCAGCATGTGGTGGTGATAGTCAAAGACAATCGGGATGCCGATGCGCTTGTAAACGCCGTCATACAATTCTTTGGTAGAGTATAATGAAGCCTTGTCATCATTCTCGACTGTGAGGCGTGTACGTACGTTGTCGGGCAGGCGTTCGAAGTTGCGGCAGAAGTTGTCGAGAGCAAACGGCTTGTTACCGTAGGCAGCACCGACATGAATGTTGAGCTTGGCATACGGCGTCTGCGGTAGGCCAATGAGGTCAAACAGATCACCGTGGACAGACAAGTCAGTCTTGGTAAGCTGGAACACACGCTCCTTGGGAGATGCTAGTTTGTTGAATGGGCCCGGGTGTGATGTAAGGCGCATACCGTGCTGGCGTGCAAAGTTACCTGCGGACAACGCGGCGGCATGGATAGCGCCGAAATTAGGCATATCCTGCAGGTCATACTCACTGGCCCACGGGATGATGTCGGACGACAGGCGATAAAAGTAAATGTCGTGCTCAAGGTTCCACTCAAGAATCTTGCGTAGATCACGCAGATTCTGTAGCGCAAGCTCAGAAGCATAGGCAATGCCGCGCTCTTGATATGTGCGCTTGATCATGGTGCGGTTAGTGGTGATGCGTTTAGACTTGGGCAACGACGAAAATCCGTGGTTGATGCAAGCGTAGCCGTAATTTCTCATAAGGTGTAACTCCGTGCGATTGATGGACAGAAAAACCTCCTGACCGATTATTAGTATAGCCGATCAGGAGGTTAAAGTCAACAACTATTTTTCAGATTCTGTAACTAAATTCCCAGTGTCCTCTTACCCAGCGTACACCAAGCCAGTGGCCCGGCACCCATCTCCACACTACGTTAGCGTGGCGATAGTATTTGTACCCAGCATGGCGATAAGCGCGCACGTGCTTAGGTTTGTGAACGTGTGAATGGTGCGCTGCAGCGTGATGCTTAACATGCGGCTTCTGATGATGGTGATGCGGGCCCGCATCTGCGGTACCTACCATTGCTACCATCAGTAAGGTGAATAAACTTGTCATGACTAATTTCTCCTGTTGTTATTCTTTTAAAGGAACAGTCAGATCTTCCGGATCAGAATAAAATGCTTCAGCATCTCCTTCTCGACGTTGGAATTTCTGAATAATCTCCTCATCCATTAGACGCACGACCTGCTCTTTAAATTCAATATCAGTTGTAATTAATTCAGTCCACTTGGAGGGTTGAAATTTCTTCGTGTATCCATCTGGCATAGTTAACGTATACCATGCACCAGCCGACGTGAGACAGTCAGATCCCTTAATAGCGTCAAACCAACTTTCTTCATCTCGGATACCAATTTCTTCGGTGCCCCATAAGATTCTGAAAGCGCAAGATCTTCCTTGGGTTCCAAAGCGAGACTTCTCAAGCCTGCACTTCACTTCGGAACCAATTCGGAATCCCTTTTCATCCTCAATGAATGCTGACTTTGCCTTGCGACCAGTCAGCCAAATGCGCAAAGAGTACGAATAGTGCATGGCCTTGCCACCCGGGGTGATATAAGGAGTTGTCATCGCAACAATTCGTGCATTTGGTCCTTGAGGAATATTTGTTTTAAGCTGATTGAGAACCAACAATGTGGCTTTCTTATCCGCAATCGGGATAACCAGCTTGGACATTCCCTTGGCGAGAATGCGTGCCTTCATCGCCATCGATGACTGTGGGTTGAAGTCTCCTTCTACGTCAGACACGGACGGCGTGAAAGCCAGAGAGTCCCAAACAAACAATAGTTGTTCATCCGTCGCTCCCAAAAGTTCCTCAATCGTTTCCAATACGAACTCGACAGAGGATGCTTGAATGTACATTAAGCGCTCTAAATCGCATCCAGAACGCTCCAAAAACGCAGGGTCAATGGCAGACTCCGAATCGAAATATACCACCATCTTCCCTTGTTTCTGTGCATTTGCGGCCACTTGTGCAGCCATGTAAGATTTGCCTGTGGATTCCAAGCCGGCGATCTCGGTGACCTTGCCGACTGGAATGCCAGAGACTTGTCCCTTACATATGATGGAGTCAAGCCAGCGAGAGCCGGTAGGAATCCATTCTTTAACTTCGGTAGGGTTGTCGCCGGTTAAGTCATGTGCGACATTTCTACCTGCCTTCTTGTTTACAAGCTTCATTAGGTCCTGCATAGACACACGACCAGCCTTCGGCTTGGCTTTAGCTCTCGCCATTTTTACTCCTATAGTGTTGAAAGGTAGGCAGACTATTTACTGACCGGTCTGCCATCGGCGCCCCATGAGCCTACTTATACTAGCCGCTCATTAGCTCATCAAATGCACGGTCAACATCGCTCTTACCGTTGGCGGGACCATACTTGGCTGTCTCAGACGAACGACTTTCTGCGGAACCATCGTTTGAAAGTTGTTCATCGAGGATGGCATCGACCTGAGCAGACGACAGACGCTCAAAAAGAGAGTCAAAGTCTGGCATACGATCAAGAAGGGCAGGGATCGCTTCAGGGTCGTCCAGAAGGGTGGACGTGTTACGACGCATCTTGAGACTCGTCTGGGGATAGGCACCCGGTTTAGTGGGCTTGGTGTATGTCAGAGTAATGTCGGTGCCTTCATCAGCGTCTGTGATGTCGCCATACTCCGGATCGAGGATGTAGCCGAGAAGCAATTCGTATGCGGTCTTACCGTAGCCGTATACCTTGATTCCCTCGTCCTCGCGACCACGAACTACAACTGGTGAGAAGTAGCGGGTGCGAACGAAAAGGGACTTGGCGAGCTTCTTGCTCTCCTCGTCGTTGTTGTCAACTCCCTCTCGCCAAAGTGAGGAAGCAAATTCACAAATCGGGCAGTGCTCTCCAAAGTTACGCTTGGGGCAAAGCACGCCACCCTTGTGATTTCCTACATTGTAGTGGAAAAACATTTCCTTGAGCGGATCGCCGTCGTTACTTGGCACGATCCGAATATCAGTATCGCCCTCATCGGGCTTGAACCACGGAGAGTTTCCGTTGTCCTTGTTTCCTTCTCCGCGAAGGGTTGCGAGCTTACGTCGCATAAGTTCCATATCAATTGGCATTATCTATTTTCTCCTTTTTCTGTTTAGATAAAGTATACTAAGCGTTCCTTAGTATCTAATGTAACACACTTGACTTAGCCTGTCAAGAGTTTTCTTGTATTGCGTTCGTTCTGGCCACGCAAAAGCCAAAGTCTCTACCCGATGGGGTCTCGTAAATAGCATATGATACATTTCTGAAAGCATTTCTCGGCTTTTCTTTGAGAATGTCCACGTAGCGTTTGTGAAGAGAGCCATCATTTGCAAGTTTTTCCTCATTTATACATAAATAATAGCACACCTCACGGGGGATGTCAAGCTCAAAAAACCACTTTTCTTGAAGTTTCTGCATATCAACCATACCCAAGGTTCTAATTCGACAAACCTCAGAGGGAGTCGTGGTGATTCCAATTTCTGGCTCATTGTGATTGAAGTAATTAATATAATGTACGCTCGACTTAATCAAGCTATTCAACGACTGATAGTATTGCTTAACTGGTACTGATGCTAGCGTCTCTTCCATCTTCAAATTGGAAATCAAAGTGATGCTATTCAGAAGGCCAGAGCGTGCATACTCTTGAAGTATTCCAAAGGCTGCGTTCTCCATCAAGCGAGGCACACCCGAAAGCAACTCTGTATCTGGCTTCACATAGAACAAGTCTATCTTTTTGTCCTTGATCTGTTCCAGAATACCGAGAGAATAGTTGCTGCTCATTGTGGAGCCAATGACAAAAAACTGAACATGGTCATCGACAGCACTAAAGAACTTGGACATGTCTGGGATATCCCTCTCGCACTCTTCGGGGGTTGCCTGAGTCTTAAGTTTAAAGTTGTACTTCGACGTACGCTTTACCTTGTCGTTAATGCAGTATACATTATACTGTGGCAGTTCCTTGAACATGGTCGCTATGTTGGAGCCTCCGGTGCCCAAACCAATGATGGAGATCATACTTTCAACTCCTCCAACTCTAGGTAATTCTTGCCAGCGCGGAGATTAGCAGAGAAATCATCAACTTCAAAAATCTGTTTCATTTCTTTTAAGTGCTCCCGGTCCTCATCACAAAAGTCAATCACAATCTCATCATGGACTATGTGAGACACAAAAGACTTCTTGCCCTCAAGAAATCTATCAATCTCGACCGCTCGACTCATCACTCGATCAGAGGTTGAACTCTGAATGAGGTAATTGAGTGCGCGACGCTCATCAACTTTGATCTTTCTCTTGTATGGTGTACTAATATAATCCCCATCGTACCATTTGTCAAGCACTTTTTTACGATCATAATACTTTGTTTCGATAGCGTCCGAATCAGGGTTATAAAGCCATGCAAAGAAGAGCGTCTTGGCGGTATCTCGGTCGACGTCTTGATTAAATAAGTGCTTAACATTCCAGCTGTGGATGTCGGTCTTGGGCTGATCATATCCAGAGAGATGGAGCAGCGTTCTGACCTCCGCCCCGTTGTAATCCAATGACACGAACCAGTCGTTATGCGGCTTCACAAGCTTCCGAAATTCTTTCTTGAGTGTCAGTATAGGAAACGAATTTCGACGTGTAGTAAGGCGCCCTGTGACGGTCCCGAAGAGGTTGTAGTCAATATAATAATGATTCTTCATAAGCTCATTGACCTTGCGCCTGCCAACGGTGCTATGATACAGCTGTCGACAACCTTCCTTATTCAGGTTCAGGTTCTGGTATTTAATCTTGTGGATCAGCTTCTGAAAGCCATCGAGCATGTCATAGTTTTCCGGGCGCTCTGTGTTGGCGAACACGTGCTCGGTGATCTTATTCTTAACGTCGCAGAAGTCTTCCAAAAAGGTTGAGGGCACAAGATCAAAAAAGCAGTGCTCCCGAAGATCAATCTTGCCAATCTCAAATGCCCGACGGTATGCCGCGAATCGTTTCTGGCATCGTTGCCAATCTTCCTTCAGTTCATCCGGGCAGCTTTGCTCCAGTGTGCCACCGCCGGCATAAATCCAAGCATACTCCACGGCCGGATCTTTAATCGAGCCTGTGTATTTCCATGTTTTAGTCAGACCTGTGGGGATGGTGTCGAAGTGTAAGCTACCGTCAGCGTAGACTCCCACACATTCGCTCTTGTCGTCCAGAGTTTGAAAAAGCACTTACCTCTCCTGCGGGATACTACCATAAGCCTCGTATGCATCGCGTTCGGAGGCGGCGGCCTCCTTCTGCTCGTCATTCAGCTTGGCGTAGTTATTATAATAACTCAAAGAGCCAACATAGTCAAACGTTTTGTTTAAAATTCTTTCGAATTTACTAATGGCGATGCCCGCATTTCGCAATCTATAGTTCTGCAAGGTGTCCTTTATCAAGGCTTCTCTCTCATTTTTACTGTATTCGCTTTCTTCTTCTGCAAACCGCATCTTGCAGTACAGGGATAAAAAATACTCGTTTCCATAAAGCCCTTTTAGATAATCAACGTCCCTGTAGGCGGCCGGTGTCCTCTGGTTCATAACAGGCCGACCACCGCACTCCTCACTATAAACAATCACAGCCGGTTTTATCTTGTTATACGTGTTGAACATCTGATTTGCGAATCTAGCTGCTGCCCTTGGGGCAACTTGACGATAACATCGGGAGATAATGTCGTCGGTGGTGTGCAGTCCATATGCAGCAGCATATTCGATCATCGTAGAAGAACCAATATCAGCCACAAGACGCCACGGGACAGCTTTATCGATCATAAAACCATATGTAGCGGCGGCATTGACAAAGAAGTCCCAATTCTTGCTCTGCAAAAACTGTGCCACTTTCTCCTCATCGTTCGAAGCGTCCAAATTAGCTACCTCAATAACAAGTCCGGACACATTGATGGGGCACCGTCGACTTTTGATGAAGCCAGTATACGTAACTGGTGCCGTCATGCCAGTTAGATTGACTGATTCAACAATGGCTGCCTGAAATTGATCAAAGTTTTCTATTTGCTTCGCCGGGTTTGAGTTTGCGTTGACCTTAAAAAGGGCATTATACCTCTTCATATACTGTTGGTATTTTAAGGAAGGATCCTCAAAAGCGCGAAAAGCTTTAAGCTGTGACAAAAACGGATCAGTATTGTCTATTTTGCCTTCCATTGCACACTTATTAAACTGTTGAGCTAACCCATTAAACGCATCTACTACAAAATGGAGGGCCCTCATGTTCGTTTCTTGTGATTGTGCTGCAGATATTGTTTTTAAATGCTGTTTTTGTTGGGAGCGCTGTATAGCAATCGGCACAAAATTACGGTTCACTCGTCCATAAAGAAATTTTTCTGCTCTAAAACTAACCATAGCGCTTGGAGTGTCATAACCCAGAGCGTTAGATGATTGCGCCATGGAAGCGTCACTCCTATAAATCAGGCGCTTGTTAAAAAGTGCCCGGGCGCCCTCTGTGTTCCCTTTGGTGTGTTGTGCTGACATATCTTATTACTCTCTTCTAATTAGCTTTCTTGTTATTTCTTTGTTGTGCCATCATCTTTATCCTTTGAACCACCAAAAAGCGATCCAAAAATGCCCGCATCCGGCATCGCTATCGCAGCTGATTTGCGATCACCGCCGCCGCTATAGCACTTGCCTTTCTTCTGTTTGGGTTTTTCATCTGCCTTCCCTTTCTCTTCAATGTGTTTGTCCACTTCAGCTACCCATTTCGCCGTTATCTCAGTCTCAGCCATTCCTGCACCGAGAGTGTGCGAGGAGCGTATGATCATATAATAACCGCCGACGCCCATCCTTGTCAAGTCTGTTGAGACAGCGCCGGGATCAAAGCCGCGTGGTTCTATATAAATATAACTTCCGGGGAAGGCGTTAACATCCAAATAAGTTTTAATCTTTGCGTCATATAGCACGCGCAACTGAGCAAGGCCATCATACCCCTCTTGCTCAAACCTCACCTCGGCAAGGCCCGGAGAATCAGTCTTCTCCAATTGAATAGTTTTTACAATTCCTCGGTCCTTTCCGATTTGATAGTGCCACAGTCCTCGGTCGTGATCTCCCAAAATCGCTACCCCATTATCGTCATAGCATGTGTGCTTCATGCCGCCTTTGCACCCGCGCATAATGTCTGTTGGCTGTGTACGAGCCGCAAAGAAAATCAAAAAGTTAGTTTCATCTTTAATATCCTTGCTGGAAACCGGACTCCCTCGCTCGCCATATACATCGAGGATAGGCAACTGATCGCCGCTGTAGTTTGTGATGTCCAAGCGAGAGGCGCTGCCCATCGCAGCCGTAATGTTGTCCAATGGGGCCTTTTTCTTATATGAGGTAATTGAAGATTGCGATACTCTCGTCTTTTGTTTGGCCCTGTTACCATAGCAAGTGTCGTTGTTGAGAAAGTCGCGAACAAGCTCATTAAAAAAGTCATTTAAAAATTTAGGAAGAGGATATGCTTGTCGATCAGTTTTCAAAACCTTAGTTGTCAAAAATTCCATAAAGTACTTAGCCGAGATTGGAATGTCGCCAAGGTTGACGAAGGCTGACTTCATGACCTTTCCTTTACTGTTGGCGTCAAGAAGCTCTAAAGGACCGAGAGCTAAACGAAACTTTGCAAAATTGTCTGCATAGCGCCTATAATCAATAATCTCTTGTTTCAAAAACTCTGTATACGGAGTGTCTCCCTTGGTGGAGGAGTCCTTAAAACTAGGGTGAGCCTTGATTTTATCAGGAAGTTCTTCCAATGTGGCGCCAATATTTTTAAGCACAACATCCATCAAATCAGAAACCCAAAAGAACGTCACTGTCTGGAGTGGGTTTAGAGCACTTTCGATTTCTGAGGCCGTAGGAGTCGTTCCTGTTGAGCCCGATTTCGCCTTACTGTCGTCTCCGGGCGCAGTAGGATCGGTAGTTTTCTTTTTTTCTTCCGCCACCGCCGCAACTGTGGCATCCACCTTCTGATTAATCTCCTGCGCCACGGCGCCTGTTGTGCTAGCAGTGCCGACAATCTCATTTGCGTGTGTCTTGCGCATATCCTCAGCAAACTTTTCTAAAAGCTTGCCATCTATTTGCTTTAAAGGCCCCCCTTGTCTGTATGCCGACAAATCCTCAATGGGAACTTCCATAAATCTCATTTTCTTTTCTTTTAGCATGCTAGTCATGAGGTGTCTAAAGTTTTTTACCTTCTCTTCTTCGATCTCTTTGGTGGTAGCTTCAGAGTTTTTAATCTCATTAACCTCTTTGCTGTCACACTCTTCATTCATTTTTTTATATCGAACTTTGCGAGCTACCTGATTAACAGTTACTTCTGGATCTGTGAATATATTAAAGCTCGGGGCATCAAAAAAATCTTCCACATATGCCAAGTAGTTTAAGGTAAACTTAACGCGACCCATCTCGTCAATGTCAAACGTATGAACTGTTGGGGTTAAATTCAAAGTAATGCACGAATCGTATATCGCGTCAAGAATGTTGGGCGTAATGCGGCCATCCGTAGCTGTGGCCCAAGTGTTTCTCGCGGTCTTCGTTGACTTGGCTGACGGGTTCGCCCAGCCAATAA